ATTCAAAATATACAAAACCAGGTTTACGCGAATCAATTAAGAAGCGCGTAATGGCGGGCAGTAAAGGAGGCAAGCCGGGGCAGTGGTCTGCTCGTAAAGCGCAACTAGTGGCTTCGGAATATAAAAAGAAAGGTGGAGGGTACAAAGGAGGTAAAGGTAGCAGCCAAAAGTCATTAAGCAAGTGGGGTAAAGAAGACTGGCAAACCAAAGATGAGTATGAGAAGGGTAAAGCAAAAAAAGCTGCTACTGCAGCCAAAAAAGCTAAGGAGAAAAAATAATGAATTTAGCAGGAAAACTTGCCCCTGTTTTTTATGGTGATAGTATTGCTGTAGGCTACGGAAAAGATACGCCAGGAAGAAGACGTACAGGGGCTTCTCCTTATGAAATCCTTGGTTATTTACAACAAGATTTAGCAAATAATCCTACAGCATTTCAAAACAAATTAGTTAACTTATCCACAGGTGTTAGTAATAATCCATATGATTTTGATTCCATTCAAAAACAATTAGAGCTGCTAAGGGGAGCTGGAGCCACAGTTAATATTCTGGGTGCATCAAAACAAAGGTATGGCGGTGAAAATAAGCAATTAGCTGGTTTAGCCCGTAATCTTGGTTTTAATTTTTTAGGAGGTTTTGATGCAGGTCCAGATCAAGTGCATCCGTTGAGTTACGCTTCTTATAATGGATTAACTCTGAATCAACCTAGTTTTGTAGTATCAAATACTCCTATAGTTACGGGAGATAATTTTCAAACCGTTCTTGCAAAAAAAGATGGTGTCATGGGAACACTAAACAAGGGTACTAATGAATTTACTGAACGTCAGTGGACACCAAAAGAAGCTGATCGTTACGTGCATTATTTAAATTTAAAATAAATGGCAGATAAAGCAATTCAAAAAGACGGTACAACCAAACGTTACCTTCCTAAAAAAGCATGGGCCAAACTTTCTAAAAAAGAAAGAGAAGATACTGATCGCAAGAAACGAGAAGGTTCTCGCAAAGGAAAACAGTTTATTCCTAATACAGATAAAGCTAAGAAGGCTGGCAAAGCTGCTAGGATGTATAAACAAAAGGGTAAGAAATAGTGTCGGACACCAATAATCGCCTAAAGGAAATTATTGATGCTTACATTGAGCGGAATGGAGATGCTCAAGTAGACAGTGGCATTGTTTCGTCACACATTGCACAGATGAAATTATTTGGCATCCGACAGGGTGTTGAATTTTTTCCGTCTCAAGACAACTTTGGTCAACAACGCGGTGATTTTATTAAAAAGGTTGTCAAGTATAACAAGTTAGATATTCGTTTAGACAGTATTTGGGATTACTTTTTGTGTGATGGAAAAGGCCTTTTTTATATAAGGCCTACTGAAAATAATTATCGACTGTACTATTTCCGTAACTATGAATATCGCAGCTATTACAACGTTGATGGTGAGCTAGAAGAGGTTGTAATTATCTATAGCTATAAGGTGAAGCAAAACGCAGGTAACACTGTTCCAGATATTGGACTCGGTGGTATTGAGATGGGCCAGCTAACAGGTGGAAATGTAGCTCCAAAAGAAACACCTGGACGTAAAAAGTATATTCGTTTATCAATTAAACCGTTAGAGATTGAAGAAACTCACTCTGATGGTGAGATGTCGTTTGAAAATATTACGACTACTATTCCTGGCAAAAGTAATAAGTTTCCAAATGAACTTGGTTACATTCCTTGCGTAGAGATTTTTAATAATCCAAAAGGATTTTCTATGGAAGGCAATGGAGAATTTGATCAGTTTGCTAGCCAGATTTGTTTACATGATGAGTTAGTACGCACGATGCGTAAGAATCTCCAGTTCTTTGGTAATCCCACACTGTTGTCGTCTCGTCCCAAGACAGACTTGATTGAGAGTGGCAATGACGGAGCCGCACAACGGCCATCAATTGCGGCTAACTCTGGTTTTAGCAGCCTGTCGCCATTGTCATCTTCTACGTTTAAACAAGATCCTGTTGGACGCAGCAGTGTAGATGGCAGCATTCGTGTGCCACGTGTTATTGCAAACCTTGAACCTAATGATCGAGTCGGCTATATTGTTCCTGATGCAATTTCTGGTGATCAGAATGCATTTGTACGGCAATTTCGAGAAGAAATCCGAACAGCATTAGGTGGTGTAGATGAACTCTCAATCAGTGCAGGTGTTACTGCTACCGAGTATAAAAGTTTGTTTGGTCGTGTGGCGGCCACCAGCAAGAAGAAAGCAAATGCAGTTTATGAACATGGAATTTGTAGATGTCTAGAACTAATTATCTTCATGGAAGAAACGATGTTCAAGGACACGCTTGCAGCTGTAGCTGGTATTGAAAAACCACTTACTCCAGCAGGTGATGCATCGTTAGAAGAGAAGGCTGCCTATCAACAAGCTTTGAAGCAGTTTGAAATGCAGATGAAACAGATTATGCAGGCTTTAATTAAAGCGCAAATGGTTCCTCCTGGCGTTAAAGGATTAATTCCTGATGGAGATTTAACAGTTAATTGGCGTTGGCTGGGTCCTGTCTATGAAGAGTCAACGCAAGATATTTTAAATAATTCAATTGTTGTTCGTAACTTACAAGAGCTTGGAGTTGATAGTATAGAAGCATTGAAGTATCTTTTTCCATCTAAAACGGATGAGGAAAGAGCGGAAATGCTATCAGGCTTTCCCTTCAGAATGGTCGGTGAATTACAGGGTGCTTATAACAAGTTCTCTGGTTTGGTTGCGGGAATGATGCAGACCCCACATCCACAAGCGCCGGACCTGCCATTAGCCGCAGATCCACGTTTGGACCTCACTCCCTATCTGTATCGAACTCTTGAAGCATTACAAAAGGAGATGAGCTATGCAGGACGCTACCGTCCAATCGACCCCACAGATGAGCCAACCATCCGTGGCCCCAAGCAGCTACGTGGCACCAGCCCCGCAGCCGTCAACCCCAGTTCAGGCGAGCCAGGCCGGGGTAGCTTACCCCCAGGCGGTGCCCCAGGCGGCACCTCAGGCAGCCCCCAATTACCAATCCGCCCCGTCAGCATTCGTCCCCCCTTCCCAACCGGCAGCCCCACAGGCGAATCCATGGGAGTCGGCATTCAACCAAGTGGTGGGTCTACTGGGCCAACAAGCCTCCCCATCCCAGGCAGCACCATCACCGGTCCAGGCTCCGGTAGCGAGTCCGTATACCCAGGGGAACTGGGAGTCACAGGCACCGGTCAACTACCCAGCGAGCTACGGACAATCGGCTCCGCAGACCTCGCAACAAAACCAGACATACTCGCCCAACTCTTCCCAAACCTTCTCGGTCAGCTCCTTGGAGGACGTGGCCCAGGTGCTGGATTGGAGTCCGGAAAGCCGGATGGTAGTGGCGAATTACGGAACAGGGGCTCCGGCAATTCTAAATCAGTACGCCCTAAATCTGGAGGGGATGCTGGACAGCGCCGTGGCGTGGGGCCAAAGCGCAACTAAAACCCTGATGGGTTATGCCCAGTTTTCTGTCAACGAGCACAAAGAAAATCTGGCATATAACGAGATTCTGACGAATCCCGATGTGCTGTCTGATTACACCTTGGAGTTCTTTGGTCCCCGTGGCCCTTATCCGGTGTACGAGTCAGAGCGTGATCTAGAAACCAAAGGTTATCCGACTGCTCCCGTTGGTCAGCAAGGTCAGGTTGTTCCTGGCTTACCTGCTCCTCCGCAGGCTGCAGCTCCCCAACAGCCTCAAGATTTCTGGGGTGCATTCAAGCAACAAATGGATTACGACCCAACCCAAGCTTGGCGCATTGTGAACCAGGCTGATCCTCGGGTTATGGCTAACAAACTATTCGTAATGGAGTGATCCCATGCTTGCAGGTAAATACCTTCGCGGTGTTGCAAATAGTCCTGTAGGTTCTGCTGTGGCTGGCGGCGCTGCTGCCGCTGGCCTTTCTGCTTTAGGCAATGTTGGTTCTGACAAACCAGGTGACCGTATTGCAATGGAAGCATTGGGCGCGGCTGGCTTGGGTGCTTTAGCTGGAAGTCAGATTCCAGCTAGGTCACAAATGTTTAGCAAGCGGAATGCAGAAGGCAGTGGACGTATGGTTGCAGAACAAATTGCAACTGATCCATCCATGAGCAACGAACAAAAAGTTCGCGGTCTTGAGAATGTTCGACGGGTTGTTAAAGCAGCTCCTTATGGAGGGGCAGCAATTTCAGCAGGCACAATTGCAGCAGGTGGTGCACTAGGCGGTCAAATTGGTGGCGGCGTTGCGAATTTAATGGGTATCGATCCTGAAAATTCAATGGGCAGCAGTAACACTATGAGTGCTCGCTACAGTATGCAAGGCTACGTTTAAAGTAAGTCACTGCTAAAATCTTATTAGATTAGGTTTTCAACTAGACCCTTATCCATTTTTATACTCTTAGACGAGGATAGAAGATGTTTCTTGACAACGATTTTCCAAAAATCCTAGGTGCGGAACTTTACCGTCCCCACCCCGCATATATTTGCGAAATGGCTGTTGAGCCTGTAGTCGTTCATGACTTCACCTCTCAGCCTGGCCAAACTGTGCAGCTGGACCGCTACAAGTTCTGGGGATCTCCCGGCACCAAAGATAGCCGTGAGCGTATCTCAGATCAAACGATTGGTACTGCTAATAGCCGCAACATCACAAAAGAGAAGGTGTTGGTTGTGCTGAAAGAGTACACCGGCCCTGCAGACCCGGCTGATCCTACCCAACCTTCTACTTTCAAGATTGCTCGGGAAACTCTGATCACTGCTCAGCGTTTGCTGCTTGATACCGGCAACCTGAACATGTTCCACCAGTCCATCGGCAGCCTGACGCTGTTGGATGACTACCGCCGTTGGCGTGACCGCGTCTTTATTGACGAACTGGCTAAAGCTGAAGCACAAGGTAAGGCCAGTACAACCCAGGGTGGTTACTACTTCGCTGGTGACAAGACCAAGGATGCTCAAGGTCGTATTTCTTACACAGCTGCTGAGTACACCGCTCAGGTGCAGCAGTTCTCTGTTCGTACCGACCTGCTGGAAGTTGTAAAGGACCTGCGTAAGCGCAATGTCCCCACTTTTGCTGACGGTCTGTACCGCTGCATTTGTGATCCCGTCTTCATGATGCATCTGCGTCGTGACGAGGACTTCCGCGAGATCGCCCGCTACAGCGGCAATCCTGGTCAAGGCATGTACATGGCTAACCCCATGATGCCTAACAACTCCAGCTTCTACATGGGTCCTCAAGCTGGTCAGGGCTACTTCCTGGCTGGTGAGCCCGTGATGCCTACTGGCGTGCAATTTGAAGGCGTTAAATTTTTCGAGTCTACTAACTTCCCGACTAAGAGCCTTAACGTTTCTTTCGATGATGGCAGTTCTTATGCCTCTGAAGAAGTTGCACAAGGTTATTTCTTCGGTCCTCAGGCAATCGGTATTGGCATCGGCGGTCCTAATGCTCAGGTGTTAATTAACAACAACGATGACTTCTCACGGTTCATCATTCTTATCTGGCAACTCTATGCCGGCTTCGAAGTGCTGAATAAAGATTTCATCACGAATGCCTTTAGCTTCATCTCAGACGACGGCGTGGTCTGATTAAAAACAACGTTCACCATACCTCTTAATTAAATGGCATATTTATCTGCTAAAAAAATCTACCCAGCCGACATGGCTGAGCCTCTGAACGGCTGGTATCAAAACATTGATACTACTGGTGGATCTACCAACAACGCTTCCAAGGGTGGCCCAACTTCTGTTTTGGCCACTCCTGGCTATCGTTATTTCCAGCAACGCGGTTATGTTCCTGTCACCACCTCTACAGGTGATGGCTACACCACTACCGCCAATGTCATTATTCCTTCTCCTTACAAGAATGATGACACGCGTACAAACATCACTGGCATGACCGTTGATGCAAACGCTACTCTTCCTGCCTATGTTTATCGTGCAACTATTTCAGTTGCATCTGGCTGGGGCGATGGTCGCATTGCATCTGAACTGGTGACTTCAGGCTCTACTCAAGTCATTGGTTTTGGCCCTGGTACTGCAACTGCACCAACTACTCATTCTGGTCAAGTTGATGCTGCAAACCTAACTGCTGCTTCCAACAGCATTGCTGCTGGTTCTGCAGGCTATGGTCTGTCTCCTCTTGCCTCTGGTGTTCAGTATAAAGAGCTGACTGCTGATACCACTTATCGGGTTTACTCTAAGACTGCCACTAACTCCACTGCTACCAACGGCGGCTGGGCAATCTCTGACTCCGATAAGGCTGCAGGCAATACCGGTTATATCCTGGTTGAGCTGTGCTACATCCAGCCTGATGTGGCCATGGAATATGATGACATTGAGCAGTATGTTCCTTATAAAATTGCATCTAACTACCCTGGTTATTGATAATTAGGGTAATATGGGGTCAGTGATTGTTACTGGCCCCGATGCTATATCAGCATAAAAAAACAGGTACACGCGTTAAAGTTGTTACCGAATGGGATAATGGCGATTGGTTCATGGTCGAAGACCAGGACGGTCGCATTTTTACTGTTTATCACACAGAGATTGAAAAAGACGATCAAGCAACTAAAAAGGTAAAAACTCTTCAAGTTAAAGACGCAGCATCAGGTGAAGAGCCACGGACCTTTCCAACAGATACACGTTTAAATATTAATGCTGCAACGCCTCGTATGATTTCAGATCATATTAAAGGTATTGGCATGAAGACAGCAAAAGATATCAAAGACTTGCAAACTTCGTTGTCAGGAGAACGTTTTCATAGCTTAGAACAGTTAAGACAAATTAAACGTGTTGACTGGGACTCGGTTTTTGCTGCTGATTTAATTCGTGTTTAATTGACACAGTTTAGAATATACTGATAAGCCTGATGTGCAGTGCAGTTATCTACCTTCAACAAAAGTAGAATCAGGTATCATCTTGGTTACTACGTAACTAGTGTTCCTGCTGGTGATTATGCGCGTCTAGAAGAAGCACTGAACTCTGTTCCAGATTCATTGTTTCATGACAAAATTGTGGCTCAAATTGACCGTTGTGATGCAGCGGAAAAGAAAACACAATTGGCGTCATTAGATCCTGATTTTACTCCTCCTAGCACTAGGGTTGAAGGCATCTTAGGTGACGTGGATCGTACGATTCGTTCAAGTAACGTACGTGATGCTTTACGTCTTTGGAATGATGTTTATTTGTATGAGACAAATCGTCTTGCACAAATCTTATACGTTCCTAACTACAAAGATGAGATGCAAGCACGTTATCGCTATGAACGATCTGGTGCTGAATTTATCCAAGCACTACCTGGCCCAGCTGACACAACTGTTGGCAGCAATATTGTCCTTCACAAGTCCTATAGATAATTATGTCTTTACTTAACCAAGCTATTGGGCAAGCTTTTAGATTTGGCCGCCAATTACCTATTGTTAAAACAGGTGTTGATGTTCTGACTGACCCACGCACCTATCAAGCAATTGGTGGTCAGGTTGATGATGTATTGAAACGAGCTTTGCCAGGTAAGTTTAGAGGAGCTGGCATTCAGAATGCGCCTGCAAATTTAATTGGAGAAGTTAGTGATATTGCAGAGATGGCCCCTGGCGCTGCAAGAGAAGCTGCTAGAAATAATTTACAAAGTAAATTTCAAATGGCAGGCAGGCTTGATGATGTTGTTAGGCCAACAGGAGGCCAAGCTGCTACTGGTGCATTAAGAGCACCTGGTATTCCAGGCCCTACCAGGAGTTTTGATCGCACAATGCCCCGTGGCGCAAGAGCTACTTCAGGGTCTTTTACTCCCGATTTAAATTCAACATTCCAAGGACCAGCATTACCTGGTGGTGCTAAGCCTGGCTTGTTGCAGCGAATGAATCCGTTTAAAAATCCAGGTCGTTTGTTGAATCCAAATAGCATCCGTGGAGGTATTCTCTATGGCGCTGTTGCTACACCCATTATGAACAAAATGGGTTTAAATGAACAAAGCCAAGCTGCTGTACAAGGTGCATTATTTACACCCGGCGGTCCTGTAGTAAAAACTTTAGCAGGTTTGGTTGCTGGTGATATGTATCGTCCAGTTGCTGATGGAACGTCAACTTCTCCTGAAGTTCAGAAAGCGAATAAATTAGCTGATCAGTTAAGAACAGATACTCGTCCAGAACAAGGTGCTGACCTTGATATGGCTGCAATTCGTCAGATGTCAGAAACTAAAGCTGCTCCTCCAATCGTAGCTCCGGATGCAGATTTAAAATCACTTGGCCCGAGTGACCCAGGATTGATTCAACCTGATTTAAACCAGTTTGTTGAAACACCTGCTCCAGGTGCACCACCCAATGCACCGCTTCAAACACCCGTCTCACCCTTCCCTCAGTCTCCCAATGGTGGTGCTAGGGCTTATACCCCAGGAAACCAAGCAGGAAATGTAGGTGCTACTTATGGCAATGGAACAAGTACAGTTCCGAATGCTAATCCTGCTAATACGGTTTTACCTCCTAACGCAGAACAGATTTTACAAGCTGATCCGATGCAGATTTATGAACAAGCACGTTCAGCAGCTGTGGGTCAAGATCAAAATGCAATGAACAAAGTTCGTGATCTTGGCCTTGCTATTAATCGTCAGCAGTTCCCTAATCTTTACGAAACACCAAACTCAGTGCCTGTTGCAATGACGGCCAAAGATCAAGGAAGTGCACTAAATGAAATTGAACCTTCGCAGATTGATCAAGCAATGCTTGCTATTTATGAAGGTAAAAATCCCGTTTTAGATCCTAACAAGTTCTTGCAAGTACAGTTACAAGGAAGGGTTGCGCGATGAGTAAAAACAGATTAACAACAAGTCAAATCTTTGGTTTAAGTCCAGAGGAACGCACGGCTTTAATTAATACTGTTGCTGGAGAAGCTTATCAGCAAGGTGGTGGTAAAGACATTGCAGCTGTCACTGCAAACCTGTTGTCTAGACGCATCTCCAACTATGACGGGATGAGCAACATGGTTGATTTGGTTATGGCACCGGGTCAGTATGCTGCAAATGATAATACGTCTAGAGATCAGATTATGAATCCCGGTCTGATCAGTGCGTATGATCGTGATCGAATTGGAAGTATCGTAGATAATCCTTCTATGGTTTTAGCTGAATACATGGCTGGTGGTGGTCCTGTGTCTTTTAGAGGAACTTCATTATATAAAAATCGCCGTGGTGATGAATACACTCCTATTGAAGGTAAAAGTAATTTTTACTTTGATCCTTTAAAAACACAAAATCCAACAGCATATCAAAAAGGTCTTGACATGTTTCAAGGAGTTGTTCCAGCCTCTGCAAGCAGCAGCCAAAGTACCAGTACTAGTAGAGAGCAAACCCCTACCCAGCAAGCAGCTTCAGCAACTACTACCACTCAAACTTTGCCTGATGGCACTGTTATTAATATCAATATTGGTAAAGGTAAAACTGACCCTAAAACACCTGAGTTTGATCCAAACAAATTCATGAAAGATTATATGATGAAAACAGTTTTAAGTGGTGGACTGGGCACAGGTCTTGTTGACAATTTAATTAAACAAGCAAATCAAGGCGGCTACATTAGTCCAACACAAGCAATGTCTGTATTTGGTGGCTTTAATTGAAAGCTGTATTAAAATAAAGAAACTAGGAGTGACTTATGGCAACTACTAATACTAATAAACAACCAGTATTTGTTGATCGTCCTTTAATCAACAGGACTCGAATTACAAATCAAGTTGTTGGCGGCAACGGAAATTTAAATGTTCTTGGTGGACAGAACCCAGCATTGCTGGTAGACATGGACGCTACATTAACTAGCGATAATAATAGTGGTGGAATTGTAGACAGTATTACAATTGTTCGAGATAACTTTAGTTCAGAACAAACTGAAGATTATCTAATTAATAGCACTACCAGTGGCGACTATATTAGTGTTACCAGTGGTCAAACTGTACATATTGCAGAAACTGGTATAACAGCAATACCCGCTGAAAGTGGTATTGGTTACTATACCTATACAGGTACTATTCCTATTGAAGGACCAAATACAGATCTTATTTATAGTGGTGATGCTGTTCCTATTGGAAGTGGATTTACTTTTACTAGTGTGACCGAAGCGACATTACCTTCGGTTACTTTTGTTTGTTATCACACTCGCCAAACAACCGTACCTATTCCTGCTGATGGTGATTATGGTATTATTTTTTCTAAAACAATGCCAATTAATACAGCATTTGTTGATTGTTCAGATGTAATGCCTGAATTAATCGTACCCTTACCTGAAGCAGGCAATACAACTGGTCTTGGCGAAAGTACACCTTTAAAAAATCGCGGCATTTACCTGCAGCGTGGTGATCGGCTATACATGGGTGTACTCCAAGATGGTGTTTATAATACTCCTTCAGGTTATACACCAGGTGCTCATGCAATTGCTCAAGGCGGTTATTTCTAATGCCTAAAGGTTTTGGGGGTTTTGGAAACAAGAACCCTAAAACTAATACCAGTTTTGATCGTTTTAAATTTAGTAGCGGTAGCGACTATAAAGTAAAGCCAATCAAAGCTGAATTTGGTGGGTCTGTTCCATTATCTATTTATACATATGATACGCAGTCAGCTTGGCTGCGTTGGCGTAGAGGTTGGGAGCTAGCAACTTCTGATATTGCTAATGCTGCTTATACATATGATTTTGAATATTTAATTCCACAGACATCAGGCGCAATAGATGAAATTGGTGGTCGTTCACCAGTCATGTCAGGTACTTTTAAAGGTTTTCCAACAGCCAACAAAGAACTGGGTATGCATTGGACTGGTGTTATTCAGGCTGGTAATTTACGCTTTGACAATTTATATGACGTTAGTGGTGTACGGTTGGCTGTTTCAGGCGAAGCACATCCACAAACACTATTCTCAGGCGTGTCTCAAGATAACTCCAGGTTTTGGTATATTCAGCTTTCTGGTCAGTTTAGTACCGCTAGTGGAGAACAAGTGCCGCCTCCTTTATTAGTTACGTTCTCAGGTGGCAATACATCCAAGCCGATTGTTGGTGATATTTTAGAAGATAAGATTATTACTGTTTCAGGTAATGCTATTGACAGTGAAACACGTAATCCAGCTACCAATGTACGTTATGGTTTTGTACAAGCGGTTTTAGTTGGCATTGATGAATATCAAGGCATTCTTCAATTTGAAAAACGTGGTTCTGTTCAAAGCACTATTGACGGCGTCCAGGTTACTCCTTCTAGAATTCCGCCGCATCCAGGCAGATTTTTCCAAACAGGTCGTCGATTCTGTTGTACTTGTCAGGATTTTACTCGCCGTGACTACGCTTACATTTCAACTCTAGGTCAGAGACGCGGCAGAAACTTTCCTGTTACAGCTCCGGGGGCAACCACGCCAGGTCGTTATGAACAGCTCAAAAGATTTGGAGAGCTGACACAAGCTGCACAGATTGAATGGACCAAGTACTTTGTTGAAAACAATTTATTTGAATTAGTTGCTCCTAGTGGTTACAACTTAGAAGAAGTTACGTCAGGTCAAGTTGAAAAAGATATACGTTTGCCTGCAAACTTATATCGTGATTTTCCTGGAATCTTTGCTGATTTTGGTAATATTTATCGTCGAAGCTTTGGAGATAATGAAGAGTTTACTAGCGGTGTTTCTGAAACAATGCCTAGTTACGCAGATTATAAAGAAAGTGGGGAAACAATTATTGAAATTAATGATGATTGGACTTTTACACTAAATCAATATAGGTTTTGCAAACATATTCAGGCATTGCGTTATTTAAATGGAGAATTTCCTATTGAACCATCTGACTATCCATTTGCAACTGCAGATGATTTAGTAACTTGGGAAGATGATCTTATTGAAAAAACACAGAAGGATCAGGAAAAAGCATTTGAAAACTTTACTTATTATGGTATGAGTCATATGGATGTTCCTCCTTTTAACGTAGAATCTCCAATAATGGTATCGATGACACAAAAATTATTTAACTTTCCAGCTCAATTTGTGCAACTGCAAAGCTTTGTAATGGTTGACAAGAATGGGCAAAAGTACTTACCTGGATCTGGAGAACGTCCTTCTAGTGAGGGATTGACTGAGAATTACTGATAAGCGTTATAATAAGTAGATCAGGCCTACCATAAGTTAACCTGATACAAAGACTAAATACCGTTTAAAGCGACAAGCCAGTGTCTATAGTTCTATCAACAATTAAGTCCTATCATGCTGCACATGCATCTCCCATCTGACGCACGTATTGTCGATGAGGTTTTTTCCTTAACTGGAAACCCTAAATGTCGAGACGAAGGTTGGTTATTAGCCATGGTCTCTACTTATGGCAAAACAACCAAGGAACTAAAAGGGTTTACCTGGAATGACGACGACTCAATTAACATTCCCAGCAAAAAAAGACCTGTTCGCCCACTGCACCCACAGTGGGTTTACTTGTTTCAACTCAGAGAAAAGCAGCCCTCCAAACTGAAGAGCCGCTGGTCTAGCCTTATCAAGAGCCTTGAAAAGAAGCAAGAAGACGGTTTAGTTAACCTAAGCCTTGACTCTTTACTGCTCGCTTACAAGATCCGTAAGGTGTACTATACTCCACTCAAGCAGTCTGAGAAGTCGCTTGTAGCTGCTTAAGTATAGCCTTGCACTTAGGAATATTCCAGTAGTAGCTATCCCTTGACCTAGTTAAAGGACCTGCGCCATAGTGGCGTCCAAGTTTAAACGTGCCATTGTCACGCATACGGTGAAGTTCAGACCGTGGCGTTTCAAGAATGCGTTCAGCTTTGTGAACAGGGACCCAATGGTTGGAAGTCATGTAGTAGTTGGAGCTACATATTTAAGTTAGGCTTTTAAGAAGAAATGTCAAGTATATACTGTTTTGTTTAATGCAGGATAATTTTTTATAACGTTTTTCACAGGTTTACCAAATTTAGACTATAAACAGCTACTACGAATAGGATGTTTCAGACAGAGAACGAACCCCTCGCTCTTCTAGTCGAAATAACACCCCGTTTAGCTAAAAGGAGATTTAGACAAAGTATTTACGAAGCCTGGGATTCTAAATGTGCTTATTGCGGTGCTCCAGCAACTTCTTTAGATCACATTGTTCCAAAGTTTAAATCTGGGTCCTCTACTCGTAGCAATTTAATTCCAGCATGTCGTTGCTGCAATCATCATAAAGGATCACGTGATATGCAGGAGTGGTTTAAAGAAAGAGATTATTTTACTGAAGAAACACTCGCAAAGATTATTGAATGGACAGAAAGCGATAAAATAAGTGTTATACCTGAAACTTACCTAGATAATCTAGGCTGCGCATAATGTCTGTTGGATATGTTAATGGAAGTTGGCAGATTGAAGAACTGCCTACAGATCAGAAGCGAACAGGTAGTAACCCATATAGCAGAACAGATCAAGATATTGTTAATGCATTTCCAGATAAAACTGCTAATGATTGGCTAGAGTTTTTTCCGGCTAGCTCTGGTGGGTTTAATTTTATTACCAATGACCCAGAAAATCGCTATGAAGAGTGGACAGAAGGAACAGATCCGCTTGGTAACAACTGGCCACAGTGGACATTAAAAACTGATCCAGATGAATGGGCAGAAGAGTTCCCTGATGATCTGCCAACTACACAAAAGTATTACGTAGCTTATAACAACAAAGAAAACAGATGGACTGGTGGGATTGGTTTAACCAAAGCCGAAGCCAGAGCAGGAGGGGATGGGACTGGCAATAAAGTACATCAAATTACACTTACTGCAGGACAAGATGGTATTAAAGAATGGCTTCAAAGCCAAACAGACCCTAGTGGAAATCCAATTACAGGAGGCGGTGAGTCTGGAGCTAAGGAAGCTTTACGCGATGCAAGAGGTGTTTTAGGAGATAATCAAGCAGCAAATAAGGCAGCTTCAGACAATCGACAAGCTGCTATGGATCAATGGAACTATGACAATGTTTGGGTTCCAGCTTCTGACTATGCAGAAGCGCATAACGAAACAGGTGAGAAGTGGAGAGATAACGAAGCTAAAACCTGGAATGAAAGCTTAGATGCTGATGATGGACCACGGCAGCAGGTAGCTGATCAACAAAACAAGCTAGGTGATTTACAATATCAACTCAATACGGATTTAAATAATTGGAGTAATAATGTAGCAAACTGGGCACAAGAAACTCAAACAGGAGAGTATGTAAATAATAGAAATCACATTTTTTCTGTTGATGGTATTGCTGGAGATTTATCTGAACTTGGACAAAGAATAAATCAAGCAGCTAAAGACTCTGGATTGTTTCCAGACGGTATAGGAGTTACTGAAGACGGAACAGTAGTAGAAGGAGGTGGCTCAATCAATATATTTCCAGTGAGTTTGCAAGTATCAATGCTTGATGGACTTAAAAATTCATATGGTGCATATTATGCAAATGAACGTGTTGATCAATGGGATGGAAGCAAAGATGGAGGTACATATGATCTAATTGGTCAGTTTGACTCTGATTATTATTTAAACGAATACGGCGAAAGCAGGGGTTTAATTAATAACTGGGAAAATGCTACACAGAACGGTGATCCAAACGACCCATTTAATCCTAATAATGATCTGGATGTTACGGCAAGATTTGGATCGCTTAACAACATGGCTTGGTACGACTACAGTACCGATGGCCAATCAAGTGGTGCCAGGGGTTCAGAAGCTGGAACTACAGAAGCAGCAGACACTTATACAGAAAGTTTTTCACAATTAACAGACGCAGAACAAGCTACAATTAGAGATCAAATTTTTGGTTTAACAGGAGAAGGAGAAACTATTGATTGGGCAGAAGATATTTTAGATCCGCTTGCAGATGAAACCGTAAGTTTTTTAGAAGGTAAAGTTGCAGGTATTTTTAGTGAAAAAGATTTAGAACAACAAGATATATTTCAAGGATTAGCAACAGATGTATTAAAAAAAACTGTTGATGAATTAAATAAACAACAAGAAAAAGAAAGAGAAATGGATGTGTTTCGAGGCCTGCCAGGCTTCAATGAAATCTATGGCTCAAGTAAAACGCTTGTTAATTCGTTACTAGGAGACAGTGGAATTGGTGGTTACTTAGGAATGATGGGTTTAGATACCCGAGCTATTGCTGGTGATTTGGAAGAAGGCTTTGATAAAATGACAGGTCTTGGGTCAAACAATGCCGAATATAACTGGGATAAATGGATGAATGAAACTTTAAAACCTTATTATGAGGGATTAGAAGAAATTGAAGGAGAACGTTTAGATAAAGATGGTAATGTAATTACCTATGATTTAACCACTGAAGAAGGGCAGCAATTTATTTCTGGATTTATTAAAGACTATATTACGCCTCGTTTTAATATGTCTAAGTCAATGTCTGAATTTGTTAGTTACTTGGACACCTTGGATGAAGATGAACAGAACATCTTTCAGACACAAACAGCAATGAATAAGTTAAAACAAACAGCTGAAGTAAGTGCAAAAGCGCAATTTAATGCCCTAAAGGAAAGCTCAGATCTTTCTGTATTTGATGCTGATTATTACTTTGATCCAACAACAACATTAGAGGGTGTTTCTGAAGAAGATTTAGAAAACAACTACATGAATGTTGCAGACACAAAAGCTAGATATGAAACACAAAGAGATGAAGTTAATCGTGATTGGGCTGCCGCTAAATCAAATCCACAAAGTAAAACAGGTATTCCTGAGTATGCGTCTGCATACAACTGGGAACAATGGGCTTACTTCTATGGTGTTGATATAAATGATAAAACTCAATTCGCTAAGCTTCATTACCAAGTAGCAGGACAAGGCAAATATGATCCAGCAAAAGATGTTGTTAGCTATAGCACTGTAAATGAATACTTTAATGATGTATTGCTACCTCTTGTTGCAGAAGAAAAACTTAGTTTAGAAGACGCTGCATTTATGCAGTTTGTTACACCTGAAGAGTTTGCCACAGAAATGTTAAAAGGTATTGATCCATTAGAAAACGAAGAGGAATGGAAACAAGTTTTAGAACAGTTTGGTATCGACGATTTAGATGCAAGCTTAGAAGAGGTTAAAGAATATATTAAAGAAGCATTTGAAACAGGGGAAGCGCAAGCTATTCGTGAAGGTATTAAGTTTTTAAATGAACAAAAAGAAGATATTAATCAAGAAACATTAGGTGTTGATTATATTGAACGCGATCCGTTGCAAATTCTTGGAGAAAAAGGAGACATTGTAGAAGGTTCAGAAGAATGGAAAGAACTGATGATTAGTTACAATTTCTCACCTGATTTAACTTATGATCAGGCTGTATTGGCTTTAAAAGATATAGAAGATATTGATGCTGAAACAACCAATCCTTTATATGAAGCATTTAGAAATAGTGGCTTTGAAGGAAGTGAACAAGATTTTATGAATGAGTTTTTTCCTGATGCTACGTCAGAAGACATGGCTGATTTAGATTTCTTAGGTCGTGCATTAAAAGGAGATTTGCAACTAACATCAATTGATAGTGATCCGTTTGTAGCAATGGCACAGTTTGAAGGATTTTTGGGGGGAACAGAAGGCGATCTGTATGGAATTGAAGATGAAGATGCAGATGAAGTTGATAATACAAGTTATTTTGATTTGTTTCCAGAAGAAGAAGATTATGCCTCTAGTACTGGTCGTGGGATAATAGATTCATGGACCGGTGGATTGTTTGGTTAAATGTCTAAGGCAAAAAAAGCAGCATCAGCAGCTAAATTACATAAAGACAAAATGGCTTGCAATAAGCCTAAAAAAACCCCTGGACATAAAACTAAATCGCATGTTGTAAAAGCTTGTGATAATGGTAAAGAAAAAATTGTAAGATTCGGTCAACAAGGAGTTAAAGGCGCTGGTAAAAATCCAAAAACAGCTAAAGATAAAGCACGTAAAAAATCATACTATGCAAGACATGATGCACAAGATAGTAAACCAAGCAAAATGAGTGCTAGGTACTGGAGTCACAAAGTTAAATGGTGAGCTAGTATATTGCAAATGCTTTTTCCAACATGAACAAAGGCGGTAGCTACGTAGTTGGCAAGCCCAAGAAAACTAATCAGGGACAGGGTAAACATTCTAAAGCAAATCACGGACGTAAAAAAACTCGCGGACAAGGAAAATAATGTAAACTTATGGGATATGTAGTGGTTTTATGTATCCCTATACTGAAGCATTGCGTTTAATTAAAACGTTTGAAGGTTTTAATGAACGTGCTTATGCAGATCCAGAGACGGGTGCTGAACCATACACCCTTGGTTATGGCACTCAGTTTTATCCTGACGGCACACCCGTCAAGCAAGGACACTATGTAACCAAAGAAAAAGCAATGGAATACCTTGTTACCGAGGTAGAAACTATTGCAAAACAATTGCTTGAATTAAATCTAGGCTTAGATCAATCAATGATTAATGCTTTGATTTCTTTTGTGCATTCTATTGGCTGGGATGCGTTTCTATATAGCAATATTATTGACAGATTAGAAGAAGATGACTATGGAGAAGCAACACAAGATATGTCGTGCTGGATCTTTGACATCCATCATCAGGTTATTGGTGGGTTAATTGATCGACGAAGGCATGAAATCAAACTGTTTCTTAGTGAACAAGATCAAATTTTAAATGCTTCTAGAGATGTTTTGTTGAAAACTTTTAGAGAATATAGCGGCTCCAAAGGACAAGTAGCTGCAATTAGACGGTTGCAAGAGTGTATGAACCCGTACACATTGTCGGCTTTTGCGAATGATTTTAACAATCACACCACATTGGAAGATTTTTCGGATACAGAATTGCAGGCAATCTATCAAGACTGGAAGTAGAATAACAAAAGCAATAAACCCTGACATGGAAGACAGTAGCCTCAAGCAATACGAAATGCCATTGCATATGCAGCTTGCCATGCGTAAAGCAGAATTAGCTGCAAATGAAATGACATGGGATCAAATGCATACTGCATTGTTGAATCTTTATAGCAGAAGGTTATTGGAAATCCAATCGCTTAAAGATATTTTGACAGCAGAAGGAGTTGAGGTTGAATTCAACATTCCCTCTGATATTGAACTGCAAGAGCTGGCTATTGCCAAGCTTATGATGGAAGAAGGCTTTGAAGAATTTGAAGACGACGAAGAACCGCCTTCAATCTTTATTTGATTTTTTCTTAGTAGACGATTTTAATTTAGAAAAGACTGCGGTGTTGGGATTAGCCTTGGGTTTACCCTTTGGCTTTTGATACAACTGCCGCAGTTTTTTTAAATCGTAATAGTCTGGATTAGCCATGACCCTCGATCAAGCAGTCTTTTTCGCCTTAGCACGACGAGCTTTGACAGCACCTTTGGCAACTTTATTACCCTTCATACCTTTACGTTTGTCCTGCAGGTTGGATACATTTTTAGTCCTGGCAGTCTGACGTTTATCTTTAACTTCTGCTTTTTTAGCAGCACGTTTTTCAGCAACTTTAGTGCCCGATGCTCCAGATGCTTTAATAACTTTGTTTCCAGCAGCTCGTTTTGCCTTAGCTTTTTCGTTGGCAGTAGCACGCCTGTCAGCAGCAGCAGAACGCTTATTAGAACGAGCGGCTTTTTTATCAGCCAATTTGCTTTCTAGTTTTTTTAACCGTGAGTTGATAGCCTTAACGTCGATAGACTTAACGTCATAAGCACCGCCATCATCGGTAGGCTTAAGAGAAGAATACATTAAACTTTAAACATAACTATATCTATTCTAAATTATTAATTTAAAAATTACTCATCATGCTAGCTAATCCGCCAGCATAAATATCACGGCGTC